GCGATATTTTAGATGCAGCAGACATTTTAAAAGAAATGGGACTAGAACAAAATGATGATTATTGGTGTGTTTACGGAGACAACGAGATAGGATGTTTTGAATTTACGTTCACAGACTTTGATATAAAAAACATACTAGATGGAAACTGCTTTAAGACGGAAGCAGAAGCAAAGGGAGAATAGCAAGTAATGGCATACACTAAAGAACAATGGAAAGATGCAAGAGGGTATTATGAAGCAGGACTCTCATTGTCGAAGATTGTTATTAAGACAGGTATAGGGAAAACAACCATATCCCAAAAAGCAAAAAGGGAACAATGGGAACACGGGCGGAATACCGACTATATCGAAGCTAAAGAAATAATTGTGTCAAAAAAGGGAACGATTTCGGAACAGTCACTAGTAATAGCGGACGAAATAGCACATGAAAACGTACGGTTTAAGAATTTAATCAATGGAAATGCAGAGAAGTTAGCTAATAAGTTAGCACTAATGGCAGACAGGATTGAAGATGCACAAGACATGAGACACTTAGTAGAAGCTAATGATAAGTTATCTATCACGCTAAAGGTCAATGAGAGACACGCACCTAAGCAAGTTACAGCTATTCAAGTAAACAATGAAGAGAAAGAAGTTAAGAGTGGTGTAGGTGAGTTGTATAAGGCTATTAATGAATAAAAGGATGAAGAGATGATTAATTTAAACAAAGATGAAGTAGACTTTTTAAAAGATGTGATAGGGATGGACGACCCATTTAATACAATAAAGAGTGCAGAATCTCGCTTGAAAGAAATGGAATATCGCTTAGAAAAAGCAAAAGAAGAGGTAAAGAAAGCCGAAGCCGAACTTTTGAAGCTACAACAGAGAGATGATTTAATTAAAAAACTAAAAGAAAAACTAAATGAGTAACCTAACCTGCATAGACGGATTAAAACCATTCTGGCGAAAACCATCAAGGATTAAAGTCTTATATGGTGGTCGTGGTAGTGGTAAGTCATACTCAGCAGCAACACACGTAATGATGTCATCTCGTGAAGTTAAACTAAACATACTATGTCTCAGACAACTACAAAACTCCATTAAGCAATCAATCTACACACTAATCAAAGACTTAATCTATCAAGAGGGCATACAGCATGAATTTCAGTTCACTATCGCAGAGATAAGACACTTACGCACAGGCTCAGTATTTAAGTTCATGGGTATCAGTCGTAACGTAGATGAGATTAAATCAACAGAGAATATAGATATATGCTACATAGAGGAAGCTCACGCACTCAACAAAGAGCAATGGGATGTAATCAGCCCTACTATTCGTAAGGAACACTCAGAGATAATCATTCTATTCAACCCACAGCATCGTAATGACTTTGTGTTTCAGACATTCGTAGAGCATCCATCTAGGAACTCAATAGTACGCAAGATCAATTATGATGAGAATCCTTACCTATCAGATACTATGATGGCAGTTATTGAAGAAGAGAAAGAAAAAGACATAGAAGAATACAATCATATCTACTTAGGTGTACCAAGAGAGGGAGATGATAGAGCCTTATTTGCTTACAATGACATAGAATCAGCAATGGATGGAGACTTTACAGGTGTTGATACATCAGGAGTATGCAGCATCGCAGCCGATGTAGCACGATACGGTAGAGATAAGTCAGTTACAAGTATTAGAGAGGGTCATAGAATCCACACACTCCAAGAGTACAAAGGTTACAACACTATGGAGTTTGCAACAGTAATCAGCAATGACTACTCAAGAGGGATCAGTAAAGATGCTGTATTTGTAGATACAATCGGAGTTGGTGCAGGTGTCTATGATAAGCTACTGCAAATGGGCGTCAGAGGTGTTGTAGAAGCTAACGTATCTATGAAAGCAGAAGAGGTAAAGGTGTATCAAAACAAACGTGCTGAGATGTACTTCAATCTAAAGAAGTTTGTAGAGATGGGCGGTAAGCTACCTAACGATAAGGAACTCAAAGAAGAGTTACTAGCACTTAAATACTTTTATAACCCTACAAGTGGTAAGATACAACTGATAAGCAAGGATGATTTAAAAGAAGAGTTAGGACGTTCACCGGATAAGTCAGATAGTGTAGCACTTCACTTCTTTAGACGTGTTAGACCAATGAGTATGAGAAATCAACACCAACCACAAGGGCGTACAGACGATTGGAGTCCGTATGACTAGGAGCAACAGATGGAAGTAAAAAAGCTAACATTCAAAACCAAGCATGATGAACGGAAATACGATAACTGGACTAAAGATGATATTTACAAAGCGTATCTCTTAGAGTATGAAGCGAGAATGACACTAAGTAAAGAAGTCAATAAGCTAAATCGAATACTAGCGGAGATTAGATACCATGCAAGAGGATAAATTCAGAGAGATAGTGCGTAATCATGTGCCATGTGTTGGTGATGTAGAGATAGAGTTACAGCGATTCTTTAGTCATGACTACACTATCGTTCAGTTAAAGGGTGATGGCGTCATAGGATACACTAAACACAGAGGACATTATTTCATTTGGTTTGTTTATATTGACAAAAAACTATCTAACGCAAAATTAGTGTATAATACTGCATTGGAGTTGTCTAAAGATATGCCTGTTTTGTATAGTGGGGTAAAAGACTTTTATAAGAATAACTCTATTAAATTGGCTAAAGACCTTTATCAAATTAACATAGGAGAGTAGTATGCAGTTTACAAAGAAGTTTACAGTAGAGCAGCCAGAAGTATATCGTGGTGGTGGAGCAATGTTTGACCTCGGAAAAGGTTGGGAAGGTATGCAAAAGAGTTGGGACACGCAATGGAGCAGCGTAACTAAAGGTGATATTGGAGCAATTGCAGGTGATATGTACGAGGGTCACAAGTATGTACATGATCCGGTTGGTTTATTTGGTCTGAGTGACCAAGAGGGCTTTAAAGAAATGCAGCAAAGTGCAGACATTTTTAGCCAAGGTGCAAGACCAAGAGAAGAAGCCGAAGTAGCAGAGAAAGCAGCCAAGAAACAACAAGCAGCAATAGCTAAACAACAAACAGCAATAGAGAAGAAACGTAAAGCACAACAAGCAGTAATAGACGAAAGAGCATCACGTATGGCTAAGAATCAGTTACTAACAGGCAAAGAGACGGGTATCACTAACGGCTCAACTAGCTTACTAAAGGGTTAATATGTTTAGAAGTAACGAACTAATAAAGCTAACAAAAGGTGATGAAGAAATCACAATCAATCCCAATACAGAGTTTAATAGCATACCGGCAGGCTATAAGATATGGAATTCAGCAATCATACTTAAAAATGAGAAAGTTGTCGTAGTATTAAAGCCCGGACAAATCACAACTGAACTCAAAGGCGAGATAGTACGCCCTAAGAGAAGAAAAAGGAGTGCATGATGGCTGATAGCTATGAACAGATAATTAAACGCTTTCATTCTGCTAAGTCTAACAAGCAGATATGGGAACATCACATTAGAGAGTGTTACCGTTATTTCATGCCAGAGCGTAACACAATAGACGAAAGAGAGAAAGGTGCTAAGAAGCGTGAGTATGTATTCGATTCTACAGCACAAGACTCATTAGAAGACTTTGCCACACGCATGGAGTCTGAACTTATACCAAGCAATATTAATTGGATGAAGCTAGAATCAGGCTCAGATATCCCCGAAGATAAGGTATCAGAGACAAATGAGTACCTAGATGAGACTACTGAGATAGTATTTAATCATATAAGATCATCAAACTTCGCATCACAAGCTCACACAGCATTCTTAGACTTAGGTATCTCAACAGGTGCGCTTATAGTTGAAGAGGGAGATGGCATACAGTCGAATCTTAACTTTAGATGTGTAAGTTTATCTGAATTAGTTATCGAGCAATCACAACAAGGGATAGTTAAAACAGTATTCAGAGAGTTCAAGCTACCTGCTGCTGATATAAAAGAGATATACCCTAAAGCTAAATTGACTCAGAAGTTAAAAGAGTTGATTAAAAACAAACCTACAGAAGAAGTAAGTTTTATCGAGGGAACTATTTTTGATGGCAAGATGTATGATAATGTTGTAATGTATCCTGATAACAAACACTTCCTGATTCAAGAGAAGATAGAATCTAGCCCTTGGATAGTGTTTAGAGAGTCTACAATACCTGGCGAAACTTATGGACGTGGCAGAGCAATGACAGCACTTCCTGATACTAAGACTTTAAACATAATGGTAAGAGATTACCTAAAAGGTCTAGCATGGTGGAGTAATCCATCGTTTACTGCAACTGATGATGGTGTAATTAACCCTCATAACTATAGAGCTAAGCCCGGAATAGTTCACGCAGTAGGAAGTAACGATAGAGCAAACCCTACCCTACAACCGCTACAAGTAGGTGGAAGCCCACAAATAGCTATGGATGCAATATCAAGACTACAAGACTCAGTTAGACGTGTAATGATTAGTAAGCCATTCGGTAATGTAGAAGAAACACCTGTTAGAACTGCAACAGAAATGAGTATTAGACAAGCAGATATGGCTAAGACTTCATTAGGCGCATCATCTCGTATTCAGAATGAACTAATGGAAACTCTTATAGCTAGATGTGTTTACTAATGGAAACTCTTATAGCTAGATGTGTTTACATACTAAAGAAAGCAGGTAAAGTAGCAGACTTTAAAGTAGATGGAAGAGAAGTTAAAATCAAATACACTTCACCAGCTGCACGTTTACAAGATGAGCAAACACTATCTGCAATGGGTAGAGCTATGGAATTCTTTGCTATGTTACCACCTGAATTAGTCAATGCAGAGATAAGAATAGAGGACTTTCCAAGTGAGATTGTGGATGTGTTAGGTTTACCATCGAAGTTTAAACGCTCAGATGAAGAGAAGATGCAGATGCAACAACAAGCAGCACAACAAGAACAACAGCAACAACAAATGGCTGCTGAACAAGTAGCACAGGAGCAAGCATAATGTATAATGATGACTTAGGCTTATTTGACAGCGAAGAAGAAGCTCAAGAGAGTCAAGATGAGATACATGGACTGTTTGAGGGTACATTCAATACTAAGTTAGGGGAAAGACTCTTAGAGCATCTAATTTCTGTATATATTGACAGAGATATGTACCAACCTGGCATGACACTTGACCAAGTAGCATTTAGACAAGGTGAAGCAAGTACGATTAAAAAAATAATTAAGGAGTTAAATAATGGCTGATTTACCAAACAGAGAACTAAGTACAAAACTAGCATCAGGTGAGATAACTGTAATCAAGCTAGGTGGTACAAGTGCAGGCGATAGTGTTGCTAAAGTTGGAGATATTGCAGTAGCAGCAGCAATAAGAGATATTAAAATCGCTGCCAACACAACACAACTAGGAACAGAGTTAATAAGTGGTGGCGAACTAACAATAGATAGTGGCAACCTAACATTCACAATAGCAGCGGCAGTTTACCATCATGTAGACACTTGGACTGATCCTGAAAATCCGGTAGTTACAAAAGTCTCAACTGTTCAGCAAGCAGGAATAACGCCTACTTACTTAACAACAGCAGCAACAAGTGTAATCACATTTGATAAGCTAGGAAGTGTAGTACAGTTTGATTCTATACCAACGGGCGAAGATGTAAGAGAATATGCAGAGTTAGGTGTAATTGTTCATACTAACCTCACTACAATCTCAGGTGTAAGTAATGCAGTACAAGGTAACTCAGCTAACATACCTGGAACTTTTGCAGACTTTAGAGCAGCATTTGGACAAATCAATCTTACGGGTAATGAATTCTCAGTAAAAACACTACTGTCAATCAAGAAGAGTGCAGGAACGGTATTTGGAATAGGGCAAAACTTTAAAAACAATCCTAAAGACCCTAACACAGTTTCAACAGCAGCAGCAGACCCACAAGCATTACTTTTAACTTATCAAGATGGTGCAGGAGATTGGACTAACGTTGCAGCAACAGACGTAGACCCTGCAAACTATGATGATGGAAGTGGTACACTAGCAAGCGTATCAGTTAACAACTGGACTGTTCAGCCTGTGTGGTTAGCTACAGGCTCAGGTACAGTAGTTATTGGCTACGGGCAAAAGACATTCTCAACAAAAGACGATGCAGTTGCAGCGTGTACTAGATGTGAAGCAGTAACAAACCCAATAATAGATAACCTTATTTTAAGAGCTTGGGTAATAGCAAGAGGTGGTGCTTCTGATTTAGCAGTAGATACAGATGGAATAATCACTCACGCTAATAAGTTTGGACTCTAATATGGGTTGCAAGAAGAAAGGCGGCGGCAAACGCAAGTAATATGCTATAATGTCACACCTCAGTCCTTACACTGGGGTTTATCTGTAAGGAGATAACATGACACAAGAACTTTTAAAATCAATACTACACTACAATCCTGACACAGGAATCTTCACACGACTGAAAATAAGTAATAATAAGCAAAAGATTGGTGATGAAGTTGGCACACTGGCACACCATACAGGCTACACTTTTATGCGAATAAACCATAGGCGATACTCTGCCCATAGATTAGCGTGGCTATACATGGTAGGAGAGAATCCTAAATACGAGATAGACCATATCAATAGAATAAGAAATGATAATAGATTTGAAAATTTAAGAGAAGCTACAAAACTAGAGAATATGAAGAACGTAGGGATGTTCTCTAGTAACACAACAGGGATAAAAGGCGTCCAAAGATTTAAGAGAATAATTAACGGAACAACTTATTTGAGTTGGATGGCAATTTTAAGAGTTAATAAAAAAATTGTCTTAAAGAAATATTTTCAAGATAAAAATGAAGCAATTAAAGCAAGAAGAGAAGCAGAAGTATTATACGGCATAGCGTAGACTTATAAGCCCGAAAAAGGAACTATAATGAGTGAAGAGATATCACAAACGACAGAGACTCCTAGCGAGTCTACAGAAACAACAGAGAATACAGAGGGGACACCAACTACATATATGCAAGGGAAATATAATTCCATAAGTGCATTAGAGCAAGGCTATACGGAACTACAAAGCACATTCAGTAAGAAAACAGCAGAGTTCTCAGAAGCAATGGGTGGCAGAATCGGCGCACCGGAAGCTTACGAGATGAATGAGGGATTAGACGCATCAGACTCATTACAAGCATACGCTAGAGAGAATCAGTTTAGTAATGAAGCTCTTAATGGTTTAGTAGAGTTTTACAATAGTGATAGAGCAACAGCAAGTGAAGCATTCTACGCTGAACAGAAAGAACTGTTAGGTAAAGATGCAGATACTAGACTTAATAACGTTCAAGACTGGGCTAAAGCTAATCTAGGTGCAGATGCTATGGATGCGTTTAAAGGCATGATTAATAGTGCTGCAAGCGTAGAGATGTTTGAATCAATTATGAAAATGAACTCAGGAACAGCGCCTGCTAAAGTAGCACAGCCTAAAACTATGGTAGATAAAGATACTATCCATGAAATGAGATTCGCTAAAGATAACTTCGGTCGTAGACGTATGAGTAGTGATTCAACATATCGCTCTAAAGTAGAAGCAATGGAGAGAGAGTTTATAGGTGGAGGTGGGAAGCTTTAGGGCTTCTCTCTCTTCTCTAAAGAAGCACCGTATATCTTTTTATAAGCTTTTTCAACTCCTATTTCATCAACAAGTTTCATAAACGGTGAGTCTTTACGGTAGCAAAAGCCTTCTTCCTCTTCTTCAAACTTATCAATCATAACTCTAAGCGTTAAGCTAAAGTTACCCTCATAGTCTTTCTTAGCTACTCTCATAACCTTTTTAATTTGTGTAGGTCTTAGTGTTACTTTAACTGCTTCTGTTTTATTGTTCATTATAACTCCAATGTAGGGATAGATACACCTACTCCATCAATATTCTTTTTATTTCTAGTCATAGTTTTCATCAGTTGCATCTCAATGCGCTTATTCTCAATATCTAGTCTTGAGGAATACACTATCTGACTTGCAGTTTTTACAACTACTCTAGCTTCTTTTAAATCTACTGATCCGTCTTGGATGCCCTCTAGTTGCTTAAAAAGCATCTCTCTAAGTGTTTTTGTTGTATTCTTTTTCATCTTCTATCCTTTGTTTGTTAAGTTTTCTTACTAATCTTTGTCTTATTAGTATTTTTTCAGGGTTTGCTTGATAGCGTTCTTTTGATTTTCTATTAACTTCATCTCTATCTCTATTTTTAGAAACTTTTTCTCCTAAATCTTTTCTTCTTTCTCTTTTTTGTGAATCGCTAAGTTTATCTAAATAGAGCGTTCTAAATAACTTACTCACAACGTAGCTATCTATAGACATTTCTGTTCTCGTAGCAGATATTATGCAAGGGAAGCAAGGAGGTTGTCCTGTGTATTCTGAAACAATACGTTTAAATCTTCTAGTTGTTTCGGTAGTTTTCACATATTCAAGATGTTCTCTCCTCTCATCATGTCCACATAACTTACAAAACATACTAATTTAAAGCCACTACAGCATCAGTATATCCAATACCCTTACTTTGTAGTTCTCCTGCTACTTCGCATCCTTTAATCTCTACTCTAAAAGTGTCAGTTATTTCGTGACAGGCTTTAATAGTTAGTTCAGCTTCCTCAGTAGACACTTTTCCATCTTTTAACCCACTAATAATATCAAACAAAGCTTTTCTGTTTGAAGCCATTGACCTTTCTTCTGTTTTCATCTTATCTCCTTTATGTTTAGATTATGTACTTTAGCACACATACTATTAAATTAAAATAAAGTGTATAATAATGTAACGATATTTAAAACACCTACACAACGAGACACCTCTTTATAGAGCCTTGACGTTTAGAAGTTTATAGCCGAAAGCTATGACCTCCTGAATTGTCAGGAGCTACCCTAAGCCTGACGCATAATTATCAAAACTTTAAAACAAAGGGGATATTATGTCTCAGAATCTATCAGCAGTAGAAACAGAACAGTTTGATAGCGAAGTAAAACACGCATATCAGGGAGCAAAGACACTTAGAGAGTGTATCACGTATAGAAGTGCAGAGGGCGGCAAGTATGACTTCCGTTTAATGGGTAAAGGTCAAGCAACACAAAGAACAGGTGCATCAGCAGATGTAGTTCCAATGGGAATCTCTCATGGTTTAATCGTGGCAACACTATTGGATTTTGAAGCTTCTGAATATACAGACATTTACAATCAAGCAGCAGTTAACTTCGATGAAGTAACACAGCTAGCAAGTACAATCGCAAACGCAATGGGTCGTAGAGATGACCAATCAATCATAGATGCAATGGAAGCAGGCGCAAGTGCTACACCAGTTGGTGCAGGTACACAAACACTTGATTTAGCTACTATTACAGCAGCATCAAAAGCACTTAATGCAGTTGAAGCACCAATGGAAAACAGATACATGGTTATTCACGAGGGTGGGTTAAACGACTTACTAAATGCTGAAAAAATCACAAGCGCAGACTACAACTCAGTACGTTTACTTATGAGTGGTGAACTTGACTCATTTATGGGCTTCAAATGGAAAATCATCGGCTCAGGTCGTGCAGAGGGTGGACTTCCACTAGCATCAACAGTACGTTCAGGTTTCGCATTTCACAAAGATGCAGTAGGTCACGCAGTTGGTATTGACATGAAAACAGATGTTGATTGGGTACCACATAAGAAATCACATTTATCAAGTGGATCATGGAAAGCAGGCTCAGTAGTTATTGACTCTGAGGGTGTAATCGAAGTTAAATACTTAGAATCATAAGGAGTAAGTAATGGCATATAGCAGAAAAAACGTATCAGGATCAATAGGTGGTGGCTCAGGCGCACCTCAATTTTATACATTCAGAGATACAGGAAGCAATAAGGCAGCAATCGATACAGACGATTACTTCTTAGACCTTAACGATATCCTAAAGGTAGGTGATGCAATCTATTCACAAGGCTCAGACGGAGCTTGTCTTTTAGCAGTTACAGCAGTTTCTGCTACGACAGTTACGACAGAAGAAGCTACTTTATCTTAGTGGCTACAGAGTCCTCTTCGGAGGGCTTTACTAATTACTAAGGAGTTAAAATGGCACAGGTGCAAAGCTAGGCGCAAACTTATTCGAGAATACTTATCTTACTATGCTACAAAACCATAGATGGAGATTCGCCGTTAAGACACAAGAACTAAATAGATTAGCAGCTAAACCGAATACAGGCTATGAGTATGCGTATCAACTGCCTAATGATTTTCTTTACTCAACTAAAGGTGATGCTAGAGACTTCGCAGTTTATGATAACGAGATACATTGTAATCAAAGCACTTTCCAACTTGACTATGTGCATAGAGTATCAGAGGACTTATTACCTGCATACTTCGCTAAAGCATTAGAGTTTAATCTAGCCTCACAGTTTGCAATTCCATTAACGGGTGATATAAATAAAGGCTCATACTATGATAAAGCATATAATGACGCTATAAGAAAAGCAAAGTTTGCTGATTCAAGCCAATATCCAGAGGTCGAAGTACAAGACCATCCATACGTAGACATTAGGTACTAGCATGGGTGTTGAATTCCTGCAATCTAACCTATCAGGTGGAGAACTAGCACCAACGCTTCATGCTCGTACAGATATAGACAAGTACGGAAGCTCAGTTGCAGAAGCTAAAAATATGGTTATCGTTCCGCAAGGTGGATTAAGACGTAGACCTGGACTAGCTAAAACAGAAGATGGCTACTATGACGAAGAGTTAAGAATAGAGCCTTTTATATTCAACCAAGACCAAAAGTATGTGATGATATTCAGGGCAGGTTTTGTAGATATTATGCGTGATGGTGCATTAGTCAAAACAGGTGTGGTACTTCCATTCGCTACTATTGAACTTATAAACGAATTAGACATTATACAGAGTGCTGACACAGTTATAATCACACACGAAACAGTCACACCTCAGAAGTTAGTTCGTGGTGCTACAGATGCTGATTGGACTTTATCGGCTATTACATTGGTTATCCCTGATTATGACTTCGGAGCAGGTGATGAGCCTGTATGGAGTGCAACAAGAGGTTATCCGGGAGTATCAACTTTTCATGGTGGTAGACTATGGTTAGCAGGCTCAACTGAGAAGCCTACATCAATTTGGGGAAGTAGAATAAATGACTATTGGGATTTTACATGGGTGGCCACTAGTGGTATTATTCCTGACGACCATGCAATCTTTGACACGATAGACACAAGCGAATTCAATAAAATCGTTAATGTGTTTACCGGTAGAAAGCTTCAAGTGTTTACATCAGGCGCAGAGTTTGTTAATACTATT